TAATAATGCTGTACCTTTTATGGCTAAGAATAAAATCGAAAAGCGAAAGTTTATCGAAGATATTTTTGGTATGGAGGTGTTCAGTACTATGTTAGCGGCCTTGAGAAATGAGTATAACGAAATATCACGTGAGCATGATACACAGTTAACTAAATTAGAGGAAATTCAAAAGGCGTATAATAATTATGAAGAACAAAAACAGCGAATTCTTCAAACTAGAAAAAATAAAAAAGAAAAATACCGCGGTCGTCAAAAAGATAATACCGAAGAAAAGAAAAAACTTCAAAAAGAGGTACAAGAGATTGAAGAAATAGATATTAATAAAATTGAAAACCAAATATCTTCTTTACAAGAAGCTGTTTCAGATCATGATTTAAAAATTGAAACTAACTTAGAAGCTGTTGCTCGTAATAAAGCTTTAGCTGCCACCAGAAAAGAGAGATACCAAAAGATGGGTACAGATGAAGAAAAATGCCCAGTATGTCTTCGTAATATGGAGGAACATGATGCTGAGTTAGTAGCTAAAGAAAAGAAAAAACTTAAAGAAGCGATTCATGAAGCTGTAGAAGACATTAAAAACTATTCCGAAGGTTTAAAGGAACTAAAAATAAGAAAAGATAGATTTTTAAAAGCAATAAGTCAGTGTCAGAATAAAATATCTGAAGTAAGATTGCAACAGCAGAACAAAAAGAATATTGAACAGAGAATAGATCAGCTAAATAAGTGGCAGGAAGAGTTAAAAGGTGATTTAGAAGCTATTGAATCTACAGATACGGACTTTGACACATTAATTATCGAAACAAAAAAGCGTGTAGATAAACTTGGAGAGAAAGTTAAAAAGTTTAGAAAAGAGTTAGGAAAGTTAGATATTGTAAAGTATGTTGTCTCAGAAGAAGGTGTTAAGTCTTACATCGTAAACAAGCTTCTGGAGCTTTTAAACAGTAAACTACTACACTATCTCAAGCGTTTAGACTCTAATTCAATTTGTATATTTAATGAATATTTTGAAGAAGAAATTTTAAATGAAAAAAATAAAGTTTGCTCTTACTTTAATTTTTCTGGTGCTGAAAGGAAGTCAATCGACCTAGCTTGTCTGTTTACATTTTCAGATATAAGAAGACTGCAAGGAGGTGTGCAGTATAATATTGCAATTTATGATGAGCTTTTTGATTCTTCGTTTGATGAAAAGGGTATTGAATTGATCACACGTATTTTGCAAGATAGGGTAGAGGAGTTAGATGAATGTTCAATAGTTATATCCCATCGTAAAGAATCTATTAAAGCTGTTACTGGTGATGTTATATATCTGGAGAAAGAAAACGGCATAACACGCAGACTAGATTATATGGAACTTTAAACTATATATAACATGATTGGCGCTTCTCCATTTCCACAACCATTTTCGCAACCACCAATAGGGTCGCCGCTAAGAGCACCTGGTGTTTCACAACCAGGAGTCTTTCAACCAACCCCACCATCTGTTCCGGAACAACCAAGAGAAGCTACGCTACCCCGGTATGTTAATTATTTAGCTGATTATTCCGGGTGTGGTCATTGGCGTATATTATGGCCTGAAGCTGTAATTAATGCTCGGGGAGATGGTATGTCACAATCAACTACCGCTATGGTGGTTGATCCACGGTGGTATACCGGTGTAAAGTGCGTTAAGGTACAGAGACAAGCATCCTCACATCAAAAAGAGTTTATAAAGTTCTTAAAGAAGGTACAACAAGAACATGGCTTTAAAATTATATATGAGGTTGATGATGTTGTATTTAGAGAGTGTATACCAGATTATAATAAATTTAAATTTGCATTCGATACAGATGAAGTCCGGCAAAATTGTATAGATATTATTAATATGGTTGATGAAGTAACCGTTACATGCGATTTTATGAGACGGTTATATCAAGAAAAAACAGGTCAACAAAAAATTACTGTAATTCCTAATTTTGTTCCAAATAGCTGGATGGGTCAACTATTTGACCCGCGTAAAATTGAAAGAGCATTTGAAGCCAATAAACGCAAGCCTCGTATTTTATATACAGGCTCCGGAGCCCATTATGATGTAGACAATAAGACAGGTGGTAAAGATGACATGTCTGGAGTACGTGATTTTATTAGAAAAACAGTTGACAAATATCAATGGCTCTTTGTAGGAGCTTTTCCGCCACAGCTACAGGATCTCGTTCAACAGAGAAAAATTGAATTCTACCCGTGGCAACCACTTCTTAGATATCCGTACTTTATTGCTAGCTTAGATGCACAGCTTATGGTAGCACCACTCCAAAATAATGACTTCAATAAAGCTAAATCAGATATTAAATTTATTGAAGCAAGTATACTAGGCATACCTTGCTTATGTCAAGATATGGAAACATATAGTACAGCACCTTCATATCTTCGCTTTAGTACTGTTGAAGAATTTGAGGCTAAGATTGAAAAGATACTCAATCATAAAAAGAAAAATAAGTATTTTCAAAACGTTCATAAACTTAGAGAGTTAGGACAGAAAAGAATTCTAGAAATAGATAGTAATATCGGCGCACATCTTGAAGCTCTCAATACACCGTACGGTAGTACTGAAAGAGAGTTTCTTAAACAGTGGAATTAGGAACTATACTACTATAATAGTAGTAGATGTCATATCGTAATGTTGTATATAACGGTCGCGACCGTTGCGTTAATTTATTTACCTGGGATTTTGATGGTAAGCGAGTAATGCATGAATGCTCATTTGAGCCCTATTTATATCTAGAAAACAACGGTGGTGATAAAACTTCTATTTACGGTACGAAAGTCAGAAAGCGTAAGTTTAATACTAGTTATGATAGGTCTAGATTTGTAAGGGAGTCTAATGTTAAGAGAGTTTTTGAAAACATGCCGCCGGCTCAACAATTTTTACTTGATCTATATTGGCAGCAAAATGAGGAACCTGAATTTAGTACTCACCCGCTTAAAACGTGCTTACTTGATATTGAGACATACTCTCCGGATTCATTTCCTGACCCTGAAGATCCTACTCATATAGTAAATGTTATAACCTGTTATGATAACTTTAGTAAGAAGTTTCATACATTTGGTATTAAGCCGTATAACGGTAAAGGCGCTGATAACTTAAATTATGTTCATTGTAAAGATGAGCGGGAAATGTTTATACGGTTCATTGAGTATCTTGAGAGTGATTACCCGGATATATTGAGTGGTTGGAACTCAGAGTTTTTTGATATTCCTTATATTATCAATCGTATTGAACGTATATTAGGAGAAGAGTATGTAAGTCGTTTATCACCATTAGGTAGAGTACATTTTAGAGCTGTTAAAGGTAAGTTTGGTAGGGACTTAAAACGTTATTATATTGACGGTGTTGCATGTTTAGATTATCTTGATGTATATAAAAGGTTCTGTTTAAAACTCCGAGAATCTTATAAGTTAGATGCGATCGGTGAAGTAGAGTTAGGACAACGTAAGATAGATTATGGGGATACAAACCTTGCTACCCTATCTGATCAAGACTGGGATACGTTTATTGATTATAACATTCAAGACGTTAATCTTTTGGTAAGGTTAGAAGAAAAGCTTCAATATTTTCCTTTATTACGTAAGCTATCCTATGTCGGTTTAACTACTTTAGAGGGCGCTATGGGGACTATTCAAGTCATTAATGGTGCTCTTTGTATTAGAGCAAGACAACGAGGTGAAGTTATTGCTACTTTTTTACGTAATGCTGACACCGGTAAGAATCCGGGCGCGTATGTTGCTGAACCGAAACAAGGTTTTAAAAACCATGTTATATCTTTTGATGCTAATTCACTATACCCGAATGTGATGATATCTCTGAACACGTCTCCGGAGACAAAAGTTGGTAGGGTAGAAACAACCGGTGATAAGGTTACTATACATCATGTAACGGGTAGATCGTTTGAATTGGATAGACCCGCTTTTGCAAAATTTATAAAAGACGAACAATGTTCATTATCTAAAGCCGGCTTTCTCTTCACGCAAAAGAAGAAAGGTATTATACCTGAGTTTTTAGAGTACTATTACAATCAACGCGTAAAGATTAAAGAGGATTTATTCAAAGCAAAAACAAAACTTAAAAAACTTAAAAAGAGTTCTAGTGAATATACAGATGCAAAATATGAAGTTGAAAGATTAAACACTTCTCAGATGGTGATTAAGATTCTTATTAACTCTTGTTATGGTTACATGGGTAATAAGAACGCCCCTATTGGCGACGATGATATTGCATCTTCAGTCACGCTTACAGGGCAGGCAGTTATTAAATATTCAAATGAGCTTATCAAGGAATTTATCAAGCAAGAAGTATCTGACATCTCTGATAAAGAACTTGAAGAATGTATTGTATACAATGATACGGATTCGTCATATGTTTCTATTACTCCTCTTGTTAGCAAGGGCCTAAAGTTTATTGACGGGGATGATGTACACCAAGACACTCATAATAAGATTCAAGAAATTGAAGATTACCTAAACAAGGGTGTTCATGAGTGGGCGAAAAAATCTTTATTATCGAGAGATAGTCGATTTGTGTTTAAACGAGAATGTATTGCTGATGTGGGTGTTTTCTTACAGAAGAAAAGATATGTAATGCATATTCTTGATGATGAGGGTATTAAGGAAAATAAATTTAAGTATACTGGTGTTGAAGTTGTCCGGACCACTATGCCGAACGCTATTAAACCGTATGCAAAAAAGATTATTGAAACTATGTTAAGTACACAGTCTTTAACTGAGACTAATAAAGTTCTTAACAAGACATATGACATTTTTAAAGAACTAAGTCCGGAGGATTTAGCATTTGTTATGGGTGTTAAAGGGTATGAAAAGTATGCAGTAGACTGTAATGAGTTTGCAACCGTTAAGAGTATGCCTATACATGTAAAATCTGCATACTTTTATAACTTATTGCTTGAAAAACTAGGAACAGGTAACAAGTATGAAGGTTTAGGATCAGGAGATAAGGTTAGATATATGTATGTAGAAAAACCAAATAAGTATGGATTAGATAGTATTGGGTTTAAGTATAATTACCCTACTGAATTTAAAGATGTATTTAAGGTTGATTATGATAAGATGTTTGAAAAGATCTTATTCCAGGGTATAGAACGTTTTTATGATTGTGTTGGTTGGAAAATTAGAAAACCAGCTGAAAATGTACAGGTTGAATTATTTGACCTGTTTAGTAAATAGACTTATGGCATTACAACCCGGCGGATATACTGATAGACCACAAGACGATAATACAAGAAACGCGCACCCGGCCTTTAATAGAGGTAAAGCTCGTGGTATTCTTGAAACTTTAGCTATTTTAAGAAATGTTATTACTGGAGTAGATAATGGTTCCGGATCTATTAACTCAGCGGAAATTGAAAAGATTAGACGCGCAGTTTTTATTTTAAAAGAGGCGCTTTCAACGTCCTTCGAAAAGGATGGTTCGAAAGCTCCTTTATCTAAACTTCATCAAGGAGCTCTAGATGAAGCAAAAAAAATAGCTGATACTTTAACTTTCCAATAAAAATAAGTTGAATAATAAAAAATATAACTAAAATAATAATATGGCAGATAAACCAAAAGATAAATCAGAAGAAAAACCAATTACAACTATCGTTGATCATATTGGCCGGACCGTTGTTGGTCGGCTTGTCAAAGAAACAAAAGATCAACTTACACTTTTTAATCCTGTAATTGTACATGTTCAACCTGACCCACAGTCCGGACAACTTCAAGTTCAGTCTTTTCCTTATATCTTTATGGAGTTTTTAAAGGAAAAGGAAAAGAATAACTGGACATTTGCTAAATCTGCTATTTGCACTTCAGATGTTGATCTGGATGATCGTATTATTCAGCAGTATGAAAACATTAACAACCCAACACCGCCTATTCAGGGTGCACCGACCCAGGACGATGGAGAAGTCATCAAATTGTTTGATGATGACGAAGAGTAATTTCTTCTAAAATTTAACAATGTGTAATAAATAATTTTACTATGAAACTAACTAAATACACACACAACCCAATCGCAGAAATCGAAAGAGCCTTTGATGGTTTTTTCAATCTGACACCGGTCTTCCACCAGTTGGAAGAAGTATATAAAACAGGAGATCAAGTTCGATTTAGATCGGATGAAGAAGCACTAGGTGTTCAAATTGATCTACCTGGAGTCACGAAAGATAATTTAGATCTTTCCACAGACACTGATCAGCGTGAAGTCTATATTAAGGCAAAGCGTAAAATTATAGCCCACGACGGGGAAAAGGAACAAACCTACAATAGGTCGTTCTCAGTTGGAAGGGAGTTTGATCTTAACAAGATTAAATTTCTATATGTCAATGGAGTCCTTGAGGTAGAGGTACCTCGTAGGAAAAAAGAAGAATATATTAAAACATATAAAATTTAA